GATCGTTATGATCACAATAATCGGGAAGACTTTTATGAGCGTCGGGAAAAGAAAAAGGCTCAGCAGCGGCTCTCTAATAAAGAGCGTTGGCAGTTCCGTCCAGGCCAATTTGAGGCTGATGAGAGCGACTTTGGGGACGAGCACGTAAGTTATTGATTCCATTAGAGTTTCACTGGTTTACTTTTACTCCAGTTCAAGTATAATGGTGTTATGATGAATGAGGAAGCTAACATGTCCATGAGCGAAGTCGTCGAGTCCCTCAACGCAGAGTTCGCGGAGTACGAAGCCGCGCTGGCCTTCGAGGAATATTGCCTCATCAACGACGAGGATGAATACGATCGTTGGCGGGTCGAGCAGTACGAAATGGGAACCTATTGATGCTTTCTATCCCTAATGTTGGCGCACTGATTCGGGTACAGACCCGTTTCGGTACGCACACAGGGACGGTACTACCCAACGAGCGTTGGGATCCGCCCAACTCGTTCTGTATGACTGGCGGCGAGTATATCTCCGTGCGGAATATTATGTTCCATAATGTCGTACAGATGGATGTACTCAAGGGCGAGGCTAGGCGCGTTGCGCAGGTTACAGGTGTACGAGCGTTTCGTGTACAGCACAAGAAGAACGTATATACAGTGACGCTAAACAATATGAAGTATTCATGCACCTGTGTTGGCTTTCAGTTTCATAAGAACTGTAAGCATATTAAGGCTGTCTCGGCCAGGATAGCTGCATGAACTGGGCCATGTGGATGGCCTATGCTATTATAGGATTTGTGGTATTGGCTAATATGCCAGGGAGCGATGACGATGACGAAAAGTGATTTTCGAGACTGGACTGCTGCTATTCTTATGTCTCTGATGGGCGCAATTGTTGTTGTGGTTTTTACCGCTAAAATGTTTGGAGTAAATCTGTGAACGAGAATATTGAAAAGTTGATCATGCTTGCGCGAATCTCCACTGACCAGAAGTTCATGGAAGACTTGGATAGTGTTCCGCGACACACTTGGGAGTCAGCATTCCGTGAGAAGTTCGCAGAGTTGATTGTGCTTGAGTGTTCCCGTATTGCTGAACTCAAGGAACAAGGCTTCAGCGAGTATGACAAAGAAATTAGTGTTGGCTGGTATATGCGTAACCATTTTGGAGTAAAGCGATGAAAGTTGAATTGACCGCCGATGAGATTGCTGATATCTTCACCTCTGTCTACGCCATGCGTGCAAACTGGAGGAACGTTCCTGAAGTGAACGCACGACTGGAGGCACTGGAAAACAAGTTTGACAGCCTCGTGGATCATGCCAAGGAAGAACTGCGGCGAGTTGATCTGCTGAACCAACTCAATGACCTGATTGATCGGTTCGACTTCGACAAGGTGTCGAAGACCATGGCTGCGCTCGACTGGGACTGGTTCGACGGACGCCCCACGGTGTCTCGTATGAAGGACACGGTCGCACAGATCGGCGACGTTGCGATCGATGAGTACATGAAGTACAACGAGGATACCTTCGTGGCCACTGGTGGATTCAAGGTTTCTATCCGCAAGGGAAAGATGCTTGTTGAGTTCATCACTTCTTCTGCAGAGACGTTCTGATGAAGTTTCTCAGAATCGAACCCATCGAGGTTCTATACATCAAGACAGACGATCCAGAGTATCCTTACCATCGTCGCAGCAAGGCTGGTCACTGGGAAGTGCTCATGGGTGAGTCTTGGGAACCAGCGTTTAAGGAAGAAGAACTCGAAGCAGAGTTTCAGAGGGTATTTGGCTATGAATACAGTTGATCAGATCACTCAAATGAACCAACGAATCTTTGAACTTGCCAAGCAGGCAGATTTGGTGCAATGGGACACACTACCTTCTGGTGCACGAACTCCCGATCATGAAAGTGTGGCAAAGGCAAGAAAGTTCGCCGAGTTGATCATCAATGAATGTATTAGAGTCTTGAATAAAGACATCCATCTTGCTATTGGATATGATGGCGAACAAACCTATTACGATGTGACATTGTTGGAACATTTTGATGTAGATTATTTGGAGTTGAATGATGAACGAACGAATTAAAGAACTTGCTGAACAGGCGGGAATCACAACTAATTTAGATACTGATTTTTTTGAGACTAATCCAAATAAATGGGTTGACTATTATTCGGAAAAGTTCGCCGAGTTGATCGTTCGAGAGTGCGCTCAATTGGTGTTGGGACTTCCTACTGACAGTATGGGCTATCGTAGTGCCGATCAAAAGATCAAAAACCATTTCGGAGTTGAGTGATGAAATATTGTGTATATCGTCAATGGCGCAATAGTCCTCTACAAGAAGTGTTAGAGTATTTTTCATCTGTAAAAGAAGCCCAAAAGTTTGCCCGTGAAATTCCTCTCAGCAATGAATACACTGTGTTGATTGGAGAATTTGTATGAGTGAAGAAAAGAAGTCATTTTCTGATGATCTCCAAGAGTGGAGCAATACCTTCAACAAGGTCATGGCTGAGGTCGAGAAGGATTCAGAAGCCTATTGGAACAGTCTCAGCAAGGAAGATCAACTGAAGGCGTTCTGTGCCGTTTCTAGGCGCATTCATCAGGCAGAGATCGTAGACCAAGGCTCCTATCGTCATGCGCTCTATGGCGTGTTTGAGTTTGGTCCTGAAGCCTACGCTCCAGCACAACTGTCTGGGTATCTGGACATTCACAACAGCATCTATGGACCAGACCATGACGTTAGGTTGCTAGAGGCTTTCGCTAGGAAATACGGTCTGGAAGACCCAGAAAAGAAGGCTAGGGAGTGGTTTCTGTAAGTTATTGATTTTATTAGAGTTTCTCCTATTGCCTTTTTCGCTCGTTCAGGTATAATGGATGTATAGTGAATAAGGAAGTAAATATGACTGAATTGCGTTATGCCCGTTGGTTTTGTGTAGATCCTGAGTACACTGAGATTAGTGCTGCTGATAAGGTTATTCGTGATCGCATCGTTGCTATCATTGATCGATACGCTCCGCAGGGAATGGACAATTATGGTTACTTCGATTCTGAAGACATCGCTGATGCTATTATGATTGAATTTGGGATTGGAGAAAAGTGATGAAAGTCTATGTTGTAATCGAAGAAGATCGTGGGTGCGGTCCAATGGTTTGTGGTGTGTTTACCAGCCGCGAATCCGCTGAGGCGTGTGTTGATGGGTCGAGCCATATGTGGATTGTTGAAGAAGATGTGCGTCAATGGGCATAATGCCCGAAGAATGGATTGCTCGCGGTTATCGTCGCCATGAAGTTTCGGAGAGTCGGCGCGAGATGAATAAACTCGCAGACTTTCTTTTGCAGAAACGTATTGACGATGAGAAGGGAAAGAAGTATTATATCACTGTGTACTGTTATGACCGCAGACGCTATCCGTATCCCCACAATGAAATGGGTGATCCGTTTGGCTACATGGTTTCGGTGCAGTTTGACTTGCGTGATGGCAAGCCATTCTTCAACATCGAGATGAATGCCGTCAAAGGCATTGATGATGTTGAGGCTGCATACGAAGGCTTCTGGAATCATCTTGGTCGTCCGTATTATGAGATTTGGGAGGAAGCATGACTCGTGAAGACATCATCCGAATGGCGCGGGAGGCTGGGCTGGCTGTGAACTTTGACATTCGAGCGGTAATTGTCGAGGGAGTTCACATTAACAAAGAACTCGAACGCTTCGCCGCACTTGTTGCCGCGCAGGAGCGCGAGGCGTGTGCTGGGGTGTGTGACGAACGTGCCGCGAAGGCTTCGATGGGCAGCGATGAGCAGTGCGAGGCAGAAGATTGCGCCGCCGCGATCCGCGCAAGAGGAAATAAGTGATGAATAGAGATGATATTATTCGCATTGCGCGTGAGGCTGGCGCTGGTGCATGGGGCGATAGCGTGATTCCAGCAATGATGGATATTGAACGCTTCGCCGCCCTCGTCGCCGCGCATGAGCGGGAGGCGTGTGCGGAGATTGCTGAAGAAACCGCTGTTTTATATGGTCTAGACAATCCCGATGATTATGATAAGGGTTGCATGGATTGCGCCGCAGCCATCCGTGCGCGAGGTGATGTATGAGTAACCATGAAATCTTGAAGATCGCAGATCAAGCAGGACTCACGCCTGTCGTGGAGATGTTTGAGGATGAGGTCGTGAAGTTCGCCCACCTAATCGAACAGGTCGCTATTCAACGCATCAAAAATAAAAAAAATCCTGCGTATAGTGATATTGTTAGCGATGGTGGCATGGACCCAAGGATTTGAGTGGTGAAAGCACCATATACAAAGTTTGGGGAGACTAGGTTAATTGAAGTCAAAGTTTGGAACAAAGGCAAATATGAACCTGATCTACATGAATGGGACGAAGAAATATGGGTGGAAAGAGCAGAAGATTGGTATGCTCTAAGCAGTCAAGAACTGAAAAATAAAAAAGTTAGAGTCGTAGAGCGTAGAGATTGGCTTTTGAATAGGTGAAGTGATGAACGAACGAATTCAAGAACTTTGGACCAAGGCTGGTGGGCACTATGATGCTGGCAATCAGCACACTTACCCAGAATACACCATCGACAATCCCGAAAAGTTCGCTGGACTCATGATGCAAGAGTGCATCAACTGGCTGTACTTTCATGGCGAGAGTGAAGCGGCTGAGCGTCTGGAGTGGCGTCGGACTAATCTGGGGATCAAGTGATGGGCTACACATACGAAGTCAATGTTTGGGATGGTCCTGTTGATGGTCCGTATAGTTCGTATCGTTGGTTGCAACTTTACGCTGGCGAAAGCCTGTTCGCCGCTATCCGCAAGATGTGGTGGGCAAAGCGTAATGGCTGGCACTGTATCAAACTGGAGTATCGACCATGAATGTTTTTGTTGTATACTACGATGAACGATACGAAGGCTTTGGAGAGCGTGGAACTGAGCAACGCAAGATTGAAGCAGTCTACGATAATGTGGAGGCTGCTCGCGCTAGGGTTCAGCAGTTGAACAAACTCAAGCATATTGTCTACGCTGACTTCGATGTTCATGAACTTTTGATGTGCTAACAGGAATTCAACACCATGAATACGCAAGAACTAATCAATACCCTGCGAATCGCTAAAGAGCAATACAAAGACAATATTCCATTGTCTATGCTGCTGGAATATGCTGCACAAAAGATTGCCACGTTGACGGATGAAAATGATTATCTTCGTCAAGGGCGCAATGAAGCGTGGGGGAAGTTGCCGTGAAGAATTTTCAACTTGACGATTTGTGGAATCAGGCACTACAGGACACCAAGGAAGACTTCGGTGGTCCTTACACTCGATATCGGTATGCTCAATTAGTGCTTCAAGCCGCAATTGACAACCTAGAGTGGCATGGGCGAGATGCTGATGCAATTGCTCAGGTCAAGTATCTAAAGGATACTATGTGATGCGACTTCTAATTGCTGAATACGATAAGAACGGCGAACATATGAATGGCAACAAGACCATGATTATTGAGCGCGACAAGTATACTCGAACTGAAATTCGTTTTGTTCAAACGCATGACGGCTATACTTGCCATATGACAGAAGCACAGATGATGTTGCTGATGAACCTTCAACAAGTGAGCAAGTGATGCTCTGGAACTTATGTATTTTAGTTACTTGGAGTTTCGTAATGTTTTGCCTTGGAGCAAGTTATGCTAGACGCTGACTACAGAAAAATGATTGTAGATTCTGCCATCGAAGGACTGATCCAAGGTGGCTGGAATGAACTAGAAGCAAAGTGTTTGACTCATCTGCTAGAACGGGTATATACTAGCGGCTACAACGAAGCAAGGCGTGAAGCCCAAGAAATTAAAGACTGGGGAGCATATTGATGAGTGAATACACACCAGATCTTTGGGTTGTGTTGAAGGTCACACCCAAGAAAGGCAAGGCTTGGTATAGGGTCATGGGTTCTTGGTACGGTGGCTTTGCTGGTAGCGACTCATGGCGCATGAACAGCGGCATCACCGATTGCTACAAGGAAGTGGGGGGCGAGATCTTCTACTTTGTTGGCACATCTGGATCTACTTACAGGTGCCACGAGAAGTGCTATGGTACGAGTTCATACTCTCAGAGCATTCTCAACCATGCGATCAAGGAATACGCTCACGCTGGATCTACGTTGGAAATGATGCCCGAAAACACTAACTGGTTGGAGATGAATTATGAAGGCTAAAACTTACATGTTGCTGGAACGTTGCATCGAGGATGGTATCATGATGGGTATGTCGAGGGCGTACAAGCACACCGACACGCCAGATGATCAGACTGTCAAGGAAGCCATCCACGAGGCAGTGATGCAAGAAATCGGCGAGTGGTTCTTCTTCGACACCTATGAGTAAACTCACGGATCTTGACATTCAGGATTTTGCTTATGAGGCGGGACTTCACTCAGATGGAGTCCCAGACACATGGGACAATGAGGCTATTCTGCGGTTCGCCAGACTGATTGAGGCAAACCGCATCGAAGCAGCCGCTAAAGAGTGCGACGAGTGGGAACGGTACTATGGAGCCTATGAGCCTGATCGGGGTGCAGCGGCTTCCCTGTGCGCAGATTCAGTCCGAAAACTGGGGCGTGCGTAAGTTATTGATTTTATTAGAGTTTCCCCTATTGCCTTTTTCATCGGTTCAGGTATACTGAGTCTATGATGAATAAGGAAGTAAAGATGAAGAAGGCGGAAGCTTTCGAGATCCTCACGAAGGCGGAATGGAAGGCGATCGCGTTCAAGCGCGGCGACGTATACCTTCGGGCTATCTACAACGGTAAGAAGGTAGAGCTCAGGGACTCAGACACGATTCTTTACGTTAACGGAAAGTTCGCCTACGACGTAGGCGGAACCGAAGAATACGAAAGCATGTTCGGCATGTTCGGAATGGGCTAATAGGAAACTCGCATGTATACTTTCGACGAATCGATCATCAGCGACCTTTTCAAAGACGCCTATGGCTTCCGTCCCAAGGATGCCTTCTGGGATCGTTGGGCCCAGCTGACCGACGACCAGAAGCAGTCCGAGTGGGATTGGCTCTGCCGCCTGTCTGACGAGGCAATCGCGGAAGAAGAAGCGCATCAGCTGCACTGCATCAAGCAGGCCGAGGAAGCCATCGCCAAGGCCATGGATGCCGTTCAGGGTTCCACGCGTCAGGACGCGGTCCGCTACCTGCTCGATGGCTATGGCGCGGACGACATCGAAGACCTGGAGTGGAAGCTGGGCGTCCCGTTCGGGTATTTCAAGAGGACTGCGTAAGTCATTGATTCTATTAGAGATTCGGCGATTTACTTTTTCATCGGTTCAGGTATAATGAAACTATGATGAATAAGGAAGCAAATATGAAGAGAAAGTTCCAGCCCATGGATCTCGTCAAGACGGTTCACGGTACGGTCTGCGTCGTCGAAGCAGTCACGAACAGGGGCGAGTTGTCCGTTCAGTTCCCGAAGAAAGTTTCCAAGAAGGAATACAACGAATTCGGGCAGTTGATCACGGCGTGGCGCGACCCCGCTGAGTTCACGTACGTCGGTAACGTCTGGGAAATTGCGAAGAGCCTGTAAGGAACGAAATATGAGAAATCTCCATACCCTCTTTACCAATGTTGCGCATATCGGCAAGAAGTTCTGGTACGAAGACGAACAGTGGACTATCGTGTCCGTTGACGGTCGCCACTTCAGCCTGTACGCCAAGACCAGCGATGACCGCGTGAAGGGATTTACCTTCGGCGAAGTCTACGCTCTGCCTCTCTCGAACTAAAGAATGAATATGAATACCACTATGAAGATCAACATAAATGATGCACTGGATCGGATTGCCGCTCTGGAAGAGGCGCTCGATGTTGCTGCCTGCCTGATCGAAGATTGCTTCGGCGGCGATGCTGATGACTCCGAGGTTTTGCAGTATATTCGCGATGTGCTCGAGGATCGCGTCGCGATGTCGCCGAGCAAGTAACATGAAAAACCAAGCGTCTACTGTGGAAACTGGAATCTGTCCCTGCTGTAATGGTACGCTGCGTGAGCCGCGTCAGTCTCGCTACCCTAGCATGTCTGTGAAGGATGCTACTAACTGGTACAGTCACATCTATGACGCTGCTACGGATACCATGCCTTGTGGCAACTGCGGCTCCCAGTACATGTTTGGGAAGCCTACGGGAACCGTCCGCCTAAATACCGAAGGCGAGGCTTGCGTCCATGAGTATACGTCTGCGACGGTTGGGCGTTGCCTGACTCGTTACACCTGCAAGCACTGCGGTGACACCCACTCCATTGACTCGGGAGACTGATATGCGAAATGAATTAGCAGATACGCTAAAGGCGAGACACCCAGTCCTGCTGCAGAATATTACTCATTTTGAGTGTGATGATGGTTGGTATGATCTAATTGACACACTGTGTCAGTCAATCGACAAACGTGCATTTGACGAAAATGGCGAAAGGATCATGGCGACTCAGATCAAAGAGAAGTTCGCAGGACTTCGCTTCTATACCAATTACAGTGATAATGAAGTCGATGCTATGATCGGCCTCGCCGAGAAACTCAGCTTTCGTATATGCGAAGATTGCGGTTCACCAGGCAAAGTTGTTACGACTGGTTATTGGATTAAGACTCTTTGCGATCATCATCGAGATGAACTGGGATTTCGCGAAATGAATCCTAAATCCGATTGACATTTCACTTGCTTTCCTATAGAATAGACTATGTCGTTAATGATAAGTGATAATACATGAATATTGAATCAATCTTTGTTGAACTGAAGAGTACTAACTCGCGGCTGGCCAAGGAAGCCATCCTCGAGAAGAACAAGAGTAATGAGGTTCTGAAGCAGGTTATTTTCCTTGCTCTTGATCCCTACACTCAATTCTATCAACGTAAGATTCCTGCGTACACTCCAGCGAAGAAGAATCAGGCTGATAGTCTGCAGTCAGTAATGGATAGCCTGTATACACTGTCGTCTAGGCAGGTTACTGGTAATGCTGCCATCGACCATCTGACTAAACTGTTGTCCTCACTGGTTGAGGCTGACGCAAAGGTTATCGAGCGAATCATTCAGAAAGACCTAGACTGTGGCGTTCAGTCATCTACGGCCAATAAGATTTGGCCTGACCTGATTCATGAGTATCCCTGTATGCTCGCCTCTGCCTATGAGGAGAAGCTGATCAATAAGATTCAGTTCCCTGCTATCGTACAGCTGAAGATGGACGGTATGCGGTTCAACGCTATTGTTGACGCTCACACCAAGTCCGTAGAATATCGTTCTCGTAACGGTAAGGAAGTCGCCATTGATAACTGGCTGCTGGATGATTGCTTTCTGGCCATGGCCAAGAACATCGGCATGGCTCAGGTTGTGTTCGATGGCGAACTGACTGTTGTTGGTGATGACGAGCAGTTGCTGGATCGCAAGACTGGTAACGGTATTCTCAACAAGGCTGTGAAGGGCACGATTACTGAAGCTGAGTGTAAGCAGATTCGTGCTACGCTCTGGGATGTAATCCCTCTGGTGTACTTCCGTCAGGGTAAGTGTCCCGTCGACTACGAAACTCGCCTGGCCACGCTGGTGACTGCAGTGGACAATGTGCCTGAGCGCACCAATAGGTCTGGGCTGGTTTCCGTCATCGAGACGACTATCGTGAATAGCCTAGACGAAGCCAAGAATCTGTTCCAACTTTATCACTCGAATGGCCAGGAAGGCATCCTTCTGAAGTCTCGCGATGGTATCTGGGAAGACAAGCGCAGCAAGAACCAGATCAAGTTCAAGGGTGAACTGGAATGCGATCTGGTTTGCGTTGGCTGGGAAGAAGGCACTGGTAAGAATGTTGGCAAGCTGGGTGCATTGGTTCTGCGTTCGTCAGACGCCAAGGTCAACGTGGCTGTCGGTACGGGTCTGACTGATGACATGCGCTCTACGCTCAAACCCGTCGATGTGCTAAATAAAATTGTCGCGATCAAATACAACGCCAGGATCTCGAACAAGAAGGGAGAAGACTCTCTGTTCCTGCCAGTGTTCCTGGAGATTCGCGAAGACAAGTCTGAGGCTGATGCTTCAAAGGATATCAAATGAAGAAGACAATTATCGCTGCTGTACTGTTGAGTATGTCGGCAGCTGCGTTTGCTGGCCCACCGCACCATCATGGTCATGGATATCCGTATCCAGTTTATGTACCAGCCCAACCACATTACAACCACCATCAGCATCGTAATCGCGATCGGCTCTGGCAGGGTGTAGCAATTGGTGTTGTTGGCGGTATTCTACTCAATGAAGCCAATCGCCGTCGTGAACCTGCGGTTGAGTATTCGCCGCCTCCCCAAGCTGCCCCGCCTCGCCCAGTTCGTGAGTGCTACGTTGAGGTGACCTATGATCGGGCTGGCCAGCGTACAGAGACCCGTACCTGCTACAATAGGCCAGGTCCCTAATAAAATCAAGGACTTGCACAGGATCCTTCCAGGGACGTTTTCCAATAAAATCAATGACTTGCGTGCGTTAGTCGCAAATCCTGTCCCCTAGCACGCCCACTGGGCCGTCTCAGCGCCCAGCTTTAGCCTCCCCAGAAAAACTCTAATAGAATCAGTAACTTGCGCAAGTCATTGATTTTGTTAGAGTTTTCACCATTGCGGTTTTGGTCTGTGCAGGTATACTGAGTCTATGATGAAGTTTAACGAAATTATCGACCGCCTGGATTTCGCGGTGTGTGCTGTAATCGGTTGGGCCATTGGCCTTGTTATTGTCTTTACTATTGCGAGCCTGTAATATGATTAAACTCCACAAAATGCGCAAGACAGATTATCTCGTTTCCGCGCACACTGCCTACAAGATCACGGACCTTTCACCCATTCGGCTCCAGGGCATGGTGCAGATTATGGTAGAGGAATTTCCCGCCGAGACTGAGAAGCTGCTCGAGGCCATCGCAGCGTTCAAGGCCGAAAAAGCGGCTCTCGACGCAAGTCGTTGATTCTATTAAAGTTTCACCGATTTACTTTTACCAAGAATCAAGTATACTGAGTCTATGATGAATAAAGAAGCAAATATGAACCTTCGCCAAATGCGCGAGACCGTCAAGGCCAATACCGCCACCATCCGCGCTCTCCAGCAGCAGAACAAGCAGCTGCGCGATACGCTCCGCACCGAGCGTTTCATCGCTCGGGTTGTCCGCGAGGACGCCAAGCGTCTCCGCGACGAGAAGCGCGCCCAGCGCAACGCTCTGCGCATCCAGCGCCAGATCGAGCGCGACATGAAGCAGCAGGCTCGTATCGAAAAGATGCGCCTGCGTCTCGAGGCTGCGATCGTCAAGAGCCGTTCCAAGAAGAACGGTTCGGTTGTGGTGTATAGCGACGCCCAGGTCGCCGAGCTGAACGCCCAGATGGGCCTTGTGTAAGTTATTGATTCTGTTAGAGTTTCGGCGATTTACTTTCGGGACGTTTCAGGTATAATGGTACTATGATGAATAAGGAAGCAAAAATGAGCAAGAAGGTAAATCGTCGCCCGTCCGATATTGATGGCGCCAAGAAGAATGGCGAAGCCGCTGCGAAAAAGTATTTCGCCGAGCACAACGCGAATGGATACTTTGATGATCTTGTGAAGTATAGCAGCTTCGGCGCTCAGGCCAAGTATATGGATGGTTCGTACAATCACTGGGAATGCCAAGCCCACGACAAGTCCGCGCACGCCAAGTATGAGCAGCTGCATGCTGAGGCGCTGGCGAATGACGCCGAGTATCTGAAGAACTGGGAAGAGTTTCGGTTTCGGATGAAGGTGAAGGCAATCGTGGATTTCGAAATCTGGAACAAGTATTCTTAAGGAAATGAATATGAACGATGTGATGTACCGAGCGTCTGAGTCTCTCTCGAATCTGGCGTATATGCTGTCGTACGAGTCGCAGGATTTGAGCGCCGAGGATATGCGTAATATCTCGCTGATGCTCGCCGATCTCGCCGATACGTTTCTGGCCCAGTCTCTGGTTACTGAAAAGTTTGATAGGAAGGTTGCTTAATTATGGGTTATTACAAAGAACAGATGATCGACCATATCGACGAGGTTCTCGAAATGTTCCACGTCGATGGTATCAAGGAAACCGAGATCGCTCAGATTACGGGACTTGATCTGATTATGGTTGACTACATCATCGAGAACTACCAGTTCTGCGCTGAGGACCAGGGGTCGGGTCAGGAATCTGACGAGTATGTGCCCGAAGGCGAAATTGACGAAAGCATGGACGGGGACGCGGCTTCGGCCCTGTCTTCCGCTGGCTGGGGTACTGACGAAGATTATGGTTATTATGGAGAGGATTACTAAAATGGTTTCTGCTGAACGGTATAATGAGATTGCGCGGCTGGTTGAAGAAATCCGTCAGGACGGATTTGTGGTCGCCTACCTTCCGATCGAGGACTTGCACTGTAAGGACTGGCAATATGAGGAAGTCGAAGAGCTTATGGTGAAGGTTGCATTGGAGACCTACTCATGAATGAGTTTGCAGTTTTACGAGCCGCCAGGAAGAATCCTGTGGCCAAGGCAGTACGGACGCCGCAGTTCCGTATGCGAGTGGTTCCGTTGGTGAAGCGTTACAATCGCCCGAAGGCGAATCGTGATTGGAGGAATGACCTGTGAAGTGTTTGCAAGAAGCCATTAATAATCATGCCGAATCCATGCGAGGGCGCGAGTTTCCGCTTTGCTTTGAGAGCAAAAAGCAGTATACTGATTGGGTGCGGCTCGAGATGGAATCGAATACTGTTCCCGTTCGTCAGTTTATTTGTAGGGATTGCGACCCTATATATCAACGGAAGATGAGTCTCGAGGGTCGTTGCGTTAACAGCAACATTGACATTCGGAGGATTGCGAAGTGAAATATTTTGTAGTTGTCGAATATCGTACACGTGAAGGTAAGCAGGCTACCAAGTTTGCTACTGTAACTGCCGAGAACAAGTCTCTGGCTGAGCGATTTGCGAAGCAGTTGACTTTTGGCCGAGGTTCAGTTACAATGATTGATGAATGTGGCGCAAATTGATGTAGTTTTGCCTATATAGTTTGCTGATTGCAAGTGGTTGATTTTATTAGATAATTTTCGCTTTACTTTTCGACTCGCATAGCCTATAATGATTATGTTGAGTTGATACGAAGCCCCTCGCGGCTCTCGGTTGTTTTACAATTCGTCATGTATTCTGAGTGCTGCGCCACTCCCGTGAGCTTTACACGGTAGGACTTCCTGTCCCGAGTCGTAATTTGGTGGGTTCCCCATCACGATGAAAAGTGCGCTCTTATTTACTAGGTAAGGCGACTAGATTGGTTGCCACTGTGCGTTGCGTATTAGGTGGGGCAAGGCACGAAGATTTTGGCGTGTAGCTCAGAGGTAGAGCCGACGACTGTTAATCGTCTGGTCGCTGGTTCGAATCCAGCCATGCCAGCCAATATAGCAACAGTAGTGACTGTTCATGGTGCGCGGCTGAGAAACTGGGGCACCTCAATTAATATGCACACCGTCGCTTTACGGTGTGGCGGGAAGTGCCTCTGTATCCTAGGAAACAAGCCTCTCAAACCGCAGCCAGAGTCCTACTTGCAAGGTTGGACATAGCACCGTTAGTAACACTCATTGAGTTTGTCTGTTTGTAGATGAGTGGAATGGTAAACAGTCTATGACATAGTTGGGTGGGGATTATGTCGAAATACAAATATATTTGTTGATATCGGCAAATATATTAGCCCACACCTTTTAAGTCCACAGCAATCCCTAAAACGGGTTGTCACAGTACGGGATCTGACCCGCACCTATCTGAAACAACAGAGTGGACACCGCTTTTATGAAGCACCGCGTGAGACTGCATAGGTGTGCTGAAACCCTCCGAGGTATCGCTTTAGTGGTTCGAGTCCACTGTGCTTCAACTATTTGGGCCTGTTAGTGCTAATGGCAACACGCCGCGTTTGCAGCGCGGAGTTGAGAGTTCAATTCTCTCACGGTCCACCAATTAAGTCCGCTGAATAAAAAGAGGCGGCAGATTAATCACCGCAAGGTTTGATTAGCAGCAGGTGGAAGCCCTGCACCTTTTCGGGCTGTTAGTGCTAATGGGAACACGCCGCGTTTGCATCGCGGAGTTGAGAGTTCGATTCTCTCACGGTCCACCAATTTTATGTGCGTCATAGTATAGTGGTCAGTACGCAAGGGCTTGCACGAGTAAAATCGTATGGCAAGAATTGCCAGTGAAACGTTGGTTCGAATCCAACTGACGCGCAACCTTTTTGGTCTGTTCGTATAGTGGTAAGTACGCAAGACTGTCAATCTTGCAGCACGGGTTCGATCTCCCGCGCGAGCCAGTTTATGTGTGATGAAGGAATTCTGTATAGACTTCACTGTTGAATTAGGTTGCAAGCCGACATATACACAGTGCTAGGGAAGTGATATCACCCGAGGCGAAGCCGTTTATACACTAGGTTCGAGTCCTAGATCATACGCCTTTTTGATTGTTTGCAAGCGATGGGCTTGTACAGACTATAGATGCCTGACTAACTGCGCCAATAGAAAACTTCAGTTCTAGACTCCTGAAGGTGAGACGCAGCAAATAGTGCAAACAATCAACCTTCTGTCTCTGATGAGTCCATAGGGACGAAACGCAGTGATGCGTCAGACAGCACGATACCTTGTGGTGTAATCGTAGCAATGGAGTTCGTTGAACAGAGATCCCAAGATGCTGTGTTCTCTTGGATAATATCTGCTGTTACGAACTCATAGGCGCAGAGGTCAGAGAAATTCAGCAAACCCGTTGACACAAACGGAGAGGCTGGCGTCCAAAGCGAAACCACATTTATTTTACTATACTCCTTTAGTGAAAAGAGTATAGTTGTCCAATTTGGGTGAGCGGGAAAGTTAGAGAGTTCCAGCAGACTGTAAATCTGCCGTTTCGGCTGAGTAGGTGCGAATCCTACCTCACCCACCATTTTGGGACTGTAGCTGGAAGGTCAAGCATAGGACTTTTAATCCTTCGATGAGGGTTCGATTCCCTCCAGTCCTACCATTTTTGCCCCGATAGTTTAGCGGTAGAACACTCGTCTTATACACGAGCATTGGCACCAGATTAGTGCACAGCGCAGGTTCGAATCCTGCTCGGGGTACCAACAAGTTGGGACTATAGCACAATGGTTAGTGCAGCGAACTCATAATTCGTTGGTTCTTGGTTCGAGTCCATGTGGTCCCACCAATACATTTGACTTCCCCATAGGAAGCATATATAATAGTACAAAATCGGATATTAGCACAGTCTGGTAGTGCGTCTGCTTTGGGAGCAGAAGGTCGCAGGTTCGATCCCTGCATATCCGACCATTTTATGGAGAAACTATGAACAGAACTGATCGTGTTTGGGGTCACTATGACATCCTCTATGAAAAGGACAATACCAAAGTAAAAGAATTGTATGTTTGGCCGCATAAGCAGCTGAGCATGCAACGGCACCAAGCCAGGTCGGAATACTGGCATGTTGTGTCTGGTAGATGTATAGTATGGACTCTAGAAGATGGTAAGCGAGTCAGTTGGCAATTGTTGGATCGGCACGAGAATTTGTTTGTGCCAATAAACAAGTGGCACCAATTGGAAAATCCTTTTGAGACGCCATGTCGCCTAATTGAGATTCAGTACGGATTTAAGTGTGTCGAGCAAGACATAGAGAGATTGCCCATATAGCCCAACAGGCAGAGGCAACGACCCTTAAAACTTAAAATTATATAAATACTTCTGTACTTAATTAGGAGACTAATATGTGGACAGAAGATATGCGAAAAAAGGCAACAGCAGCAATAGACGACAAAGCCAAATCTGTTGTTTTTGATGTTGGCTCAAGTGCTTCTACTGGTTATCTAAAGAAACTCTTGATCCAAGAGGGTCGGGAATATTGTTGCGAAGTTTGCTCTAATCGTGGATCGCATAACGGACTACCGTTAAATCTACACTTGGACCATATCAATGGAAACACTGTAGATAACAGGAGAGAAAATCTTAGATTTCTGTGCCCAAACTGCCATTCGCAAACCCACACATATTGTGGTAAAGGTAATACAGGTAAAGTCAAGGTTTCAGATGAAGATTTAATTGAGGCTCTTCAAACTACCAATAGCATAAGGCAAGCACTACTAAAAGTAGGTCTTTCCGCTAAAGGTGGTAACTACACTAGAGCCTTAAAGTTAAAGACTGCCCATGTGGCGTAATTGGCAACCGCAACGAACTTAAAATTCGTAAAATTGAGGGTTCGACTCCCTCCGTGGGCACCAGAATATATAAAGTTTAATGCGTCTATAGTATAATGGTTATTATGAGTGCCTTCCAAGCACATGATGTCGGTTCGATTCCGACTAGACGCTCCAGTTTATTTGGCCTCGTAGCTCAGTTGGATAGAGCATATGCCTTCTAAGCATACGGTCACTGGTTCGAATCCAGTCGAGGTCGCCACTATATAAGTTTATGCGAGAATGGTGGAACGGTATACACGCTAGTCTTAGGAACTAGTTCCGAAAGGATTGAGAGTTCGAATCTCTCTTCTCGCACCATTTGCAAGGAAGCGTAGCCAAGCGGTTTACGGCACTTGTCTTGAAAACAAGCGACTCTAACGGGTCCGTGAGTTCGAATCTCACCGCTTCCGCCAGTATAAATAACATCTGCCGCCACTAACCTTTCGGTGTAAGTGGTCTAGCGTACAACGCTGGCATTAATAGGGATCTAGGACATAGAGCGCTCTATGTTACGAAGTCAGACGAACCGAATCTATTCCGCCCAATAAGCATTGCTGGCGATGCGCCTGATTTGTAACCAGGAGACAGGGAGTTCGATTCTCTCATTGGGCACCAGTTTGATTATGAGAATCTTGATTTCTCAAAAGAGGACGTAAAATGCTTAAGAAGTTATTTCTTGCTACTGTAGCTGCTTTCGCAGTAATGAATCCAGTATCCGCCCAGGTCTCAGGCGGCGATCAAGACGTTGATCATAACGTAGATTGGAAGTCACCGAAATGGGTCGCACCAAAAACTGTAGAAACTTGGACTCTGAATGTCTGGTATCAGTCAGGGAATAGTTGGACGGTCTACTGGGTTGCAACGTATCCATCGTACGATTCATGCGATTCTGCTATCACTTTTCTCAAAGCACCAGGATCTGTCTACGTTGAGTGTGTCAAGAACTGATATAACAAGTCTTGTAGTGATCTGCCGTGATGCGCACGGAGTAGCTGAGAGGAAGCTGGAGAGGTCAATAATAGCCTCGCAAACCTAATGCAATTTCCGCCTCAGTGGTAATGAGTCTGATACTGGCTCACTGCGGCACCCCGCCAGGCGATAATCCTGGACACTACACCATTTTGCTCCCATCGTCTATCGGTTAGGACAACCGCCTTTCACGCAGTAAAGAGGGGTTCGATTCCCCTTGGGAGTACCAGTTTGCGCGATTAGCTCAGCGGTAGAGCGTCTCCTTTACACGGAGAGGGTCGGGGGTTCGATCCCCTCATTGCGCACCAAATATTAATCTTTTATTAAAAAAATGTTACTATGACTAGATATGTCTGAGGAATTATCCCTTAACCTTGTGAGAGTAAATATGAAGAAAGTTTTCCCATTAGTAGCCATTCTGTGTTCTTCTTTGGCTGTTGCCCAAAACGCACGCGATACGATTACAATCGTTGGTTCATCGACAGTCTATCCGTTCACCACTACAGTTGCTGAGAGATTCGGCAAGGGTTTGTTTAGCACACCCAAGGTGGAGAGCACTGGAACTGGCGGCGGAATCAAGCTGTTCTGCGCTGGCATCGGCGCGAGGCACCCTGATGCAGTAAATGCTTCTCGTGCGATGAAGGCTTCAGAGTTCAAGACATGCCAGGCTAATGGTGTGACGGAAATTCTTGAACTGAAGATTGGCTACGATGGACTTGTTATTGCTGAGCATAAGAGCGGCAAGATGAATTCGCTGACTCGCAAGGAAGTGTATCTTGCACTGGCAAAGCAGGTGCCTAATCCAAGCAACCCTGTGCAGCTGATCGCAAATCCTTACAAGACCTGGAATCAGATCAACCCTGCATATCCAGCAATCAAGATTGAAGTTCTTGGTCCGCCTCCGACTTCTGGTACGAGAGACTCGTTCGTTGAACTGTTTATGGATGCTGGATGCACGGTTGTTGAGTCAGACGAGAAGATCAAGAAGGCAGTCTGCGGAACCATCAGAGAAGATGGGGCATATATAGAGGCTGGTGAGAATGACAATCTCATCGTTCAGAAGCTGAAGGCTAACCCTAATGCTCTTGGCATCTTTGGATTCTCATTCTTGGAAGAGAATCTGAGCATCCTCAAGGGTATCAAGATTGATGGCGCTTCTCCTACGTTTGAGACAATCTCAAGTGGCGAGTACGTTCCTTCTAGACCACTATTTGTTTATGTGAAGAAGGGTCACATAGACGCGATCCCTGGGATCAAAGAGTTCGTTAATGAGTATGTGAGCAATAAGGCTATCGGTGAAGATGGCTATCTTTTGGACAAGGGTCTGATCCCTCTACAGAAGACTGAGTTGGCGAAGGTGCGCGAGAACGTTAAAACTCTCAAGAATCTATCGCTGTAATTGTTAGGCAACAAAGGTAACTAATATGACGATTAATAAGTATTTGGCGATTGCGGGTCTGGCCGCTGTTTCGACTGCGGCTTCGGCTGCTGACGTTGATCTGACTGGAGTGACTGGCGAGTATCGCACAAGCGACTACGGCAACCAGTACAAGCTTCAGGCTGATCTGAAGGTTTCTGATGTCGATGGCTTCCGTTTCTACGGTGAAGTCGAGGCTATGGAAAAGCACTCGCGTGTTCGCAGTGGCGACACAGTGAACCTGACTGCTGGTGCAACTCTGCCTCTGTCGGTTGGTCGATTCTCTGTCGTACCTTATGTTCAGCTTGGTGACAAGCTTCAGGATCGCGGCGAAGATACCTTCTACGCTGGTGTTGGTGTTAAGGCGTCTGTGCCTGTCACTGGCAAGTGGTCGGCGGAAGCTGCGTACCGCAAGCGTTTCGATCTTTGGGGCGCAGAGCAGGATGAAGATCGTGTGAGTCTGCTTGCCAAGTACGATCTGTCGAAGCGCAGTGTTCTTTCGGGTGGTATTCATAACTACTCGGGAACGACCACTGACAAGCGTTGGGCTGTAGCTTACAGCTACAAGTTCTAACTTTGAGTTAGAAACTGTCAAACACGGAGAGAACACGATGTGTTCTCTCCTTTTTTGTGAGGAGAGAACACATCATGCAACATTTCTTCAACCAGCCACACATGGGCGAAAATTGGTTCACATATCCACATCTGTATTCACATGTAGTGAAGAAGTTCCCAACTAATTCTCATTTCGTAGAACTGGGTTCTTGGAAGGGTATGTCTGCTGCGTTTATGGCAGTTGAGATCATAAACTCGTCAAAGAACATCAGATTCGACTGCATTGACATCTGGAGTCCAGATGGTTATCTTTCAGACCAAACTCAGAAAGAGTTTGGTGATGAGTTGATGCAATGCTTTTTGACTAATATCGAGCCAGTAAAGCATGTGATCAATGTAATTCGAAAGGATTCAGCAGCTGCTGCCGCAGACTATGCTGACCATTCGCTAGATTTCGTGTTCATTGACGCGGATCATAGTTATGAGGGTGTGAAGAAAGACATCTTGGCTTGGCTGCCGAAAATGAAGCCAGACGGAATACTGGCAGGGCATGACTATGCTTGGCATGAACCAATTAGACAAGCAGTATCAGATGTATTTGGGGCTGGTGATTACTCTGATCCATGGGGTAATGGATGTTTTGTGTTCAATATGGTCAATGGCAAACCAATGCCATTTAATCAATACATCTAACAAACCTATATACTGCTGTGATCGATCACTTTTAGGAGATGAATATGAATCCAGCAGTACTAGGTGCGTTTAAGTCCAAGTCGGTATGGCTAGCCCTCGCGGTTGTCATTCTTTCTTGGGTACAGGCTACGATTACAGAAGCAGGTCTATCCCCAGAACAACTGGGTGTAGCAGGCACTGTATTGAGCCTTCTGATGGTTTGGGTCCGCGCACTGACGACCAAGCCACTGACAGAAAAGTAAGTCCTTTTAGTTTACTTTTCACCACGGCAGAGGTAGAATATATCTCTGCCGTTTTTATTGGGGGATCGTCCAATGGCAGGACAACGGACTTTGACTCCGTGAATCTAGGTTCGAATCCTAGTCCCTCAGCCATTCCTAGGTGACAAATACCTAAATACAGCGTAACTATGCTTGTTTGAAGGCTCAAATAGAGGCTATTCAAATGGCAGTAGAAAATCTGCTACAAGAAGTCGGTATTAACGCAGGACTTATCGTGTCTGGATTATTTGGATCCTTGTTAACTATCAAGAAAGGTCATGCTACAAGATTAAGTAGCATTGGGCTGAGTATTGCTGCAGGTGTGGGTTCTGCGAACTATATAACTCCAGTTGTCGTTGATCTTATCAATCTGGACAACCAAAACTTAACATTCGGTATTGCTTTTATTCTAGGCTTTCTTGGATTGACTGGTATTGATTTTGCTATTAAGAAATTAATGCCTGAAGTTGCAGAAGAGATGCCTAAAAAGAGAAGTCGAGCCAAGAAGAAATCGCCCACAAAGAGAAAACCAAGATAACTGAGGTGCGCTATGGATTTGTTACAAGTACTGAACATCTTTGCTAATGCTATTATTTGTTTGGGTATGACAACCTTCTTTGTACTTCTATTCGGTAACACCCATAGCGTTGTTCAAAAGTGGCCAGTGCTACAACACTGGTCACTTAAGATTGGCTTGGTGACGATCATCGCAAGTTCGGCATGGAATGCTATGAACGTTGCATATAGGATGATCGCACCAAAGTCGGCTGATGTTATTGTTACATTCAGCAATACTCCAATTGGGGAAATCTTCCTCAACATCGGTCTAGCAATTCTTTTCTGCTGGGTTGTGTACTTCCACAAGTATCATTTCCTGAAGGTTGCTCCGCCAAAAGCAGTTAGAAAGGTCAAGAAGAAAACGCGCAGAGCCGTGAAAAAGTGAATACATGACTGATTACAGTTTACTTCCTACTAGGTTTTAGGATATAATATATACATCGTTGAGTTTAACTGTTTACTATTATTGAGGATTTTATAAGATGAAAAGAGCATTCATTACTGGGGTGGCGGGACAAGATGGTTCATATTTGGCCGAGTTCCTCTTGAACAAGGGATATGAGGTTCATGGCCTAGTTCGCCGAAATGCATCGGCTCAATATCCAAATATCGAGCACATAAGAAACGATATCACTCTCCACCATGGGGATTTGACAGATAGCGCTGCTATCAATTCTACGTTGAGTAAGATAAAGCCAGATGAGATCTATAATCTCGCTGCGCAGAGCCACATCAAAATTAGTTTCGATATGCCTGTGGTTACGACTGATATCAACGCGATCGGTCCTCTTAGAATCCTTGATACTATGAGGATGTTTGGTCTTCATGGTAAGATGTATCAGGCAAGCACTAGTGAGATGTTGGGTAATAAGAATTATCTGATCGAAAAGCTGGGTATTGAAGCTCCAATGATTGCATATCCAGGCTCACCATATGGTGCTGCTAAACTTTATGCATATTGGATTACTGTCAACTACAGAGAGAGCTATAACATTTTTGCATCGAACGGCATTCTCTACAATCATGAGAGTCCCCGTAGAGGAGAGATGTTCGTCACCAGAAAGATTACAAAGGCTTTTGCCAATATGGTTGCTGGTAAGCAAGATGTATTGGAGCTAGGAAATCTCGACAGCTTGCGCGATTGGGGACATGCTAAAGACTATGTCCGCGCTATGTGGCTGATTCTGCAGCAAGATAAGCCAGACGATTACACAATCGCCACTGGAAAGCAGGCAAGCATCCGCGACTTCTGTAATCTAACCGCTAGATACTTTGACATTGATCTTGTTTGGGAAGGATCAGGCGTTGATGAAGTTGCCAAGAATGCAAAAACTGGAAAGGTTATGATTCGAGTCAATAAGGATTTCTTCAGACCAGTTGATATTGTCAATCTTATTGGTGACACCACCAAGGCTCGTAATGAGCTTGGTTGGATGCCAGAGTATGATCTGCAAGGTCTAGTAAATGATATGTGCGAGAATGATTTTAAGAATGCGCAGAAAGGAGCATGAATATGAGAAGTAAATTGTTGCATCTTGGTGACCATTACGTTAGCGATTTCTTGAAGCCAGGTCAAGAAATGCGAGAGACCAAGCCATGGAGTCTAGATCTTTATCTAGATGACACAATTGGCGCGGCCAGGCTTGATGGTGTTGCTCCTCTGGATAAGATGTATGGTCAGTACTGGTACAGGTCTGGCATCAATCAGAGCATGACGAAGCAGCTGAAGGAAATCGTTCAAGAGATTCAGGAACGAGTGAAGGTTTCCGCGGGTGATGTGTGGCTGGATATTGCATGTAATGATGGAACGCTACTCAAGAATCTGGCAGATGATGTGATCAAGCTTGGTATTGATCCTGCCGATGACTCATATCACGCTGAGAGTAGCAAGGTTGCAAATGCTGTTGTACAGGACTTCTTCTCTAAAGAAGCGTATGAGCGAACTGGTTACGGTCATCTAAAGGCGAAGGTTGTTACTTGCATTGCCATGTTCTATGATCTTGACGATCCTCGTCCGTTCATCAGAGATCTGAAGAATATTCTTGCGGATGATGGTGTATTCGTTGCACAGATGAGCTATACTCCGCTCATGCTCAAGCAGCTTGCGTTTGACAATATCTGCCACGAACACGTTTACTACTACAGCCTAACCAGCATCAAGAAGTTGTTTGAGAGCGAAGGCTTCGTTCTTCGTGACTGCAGTCTGAATGACACCAATGGCGGAAGCTTCCGAGTTTACTTCCAGAAGGCTGAGGCTGACAAGCGTTCTTTTGGCACTGCTCCTCTGAGAGATGTTTGCGACTATAGAATTGATTCTATTCTAGAACTGGAAAAGAATGAGTGGGATATTTCAAACCCAGATCATTGGAAGAAGTTTGGTGAAAACATCTTCAAGCTCAAAGAGCAGGTTCTAGATTTCTTGCATACTGCCAAGGCAGAAGGTAAGAAGGTCTATGGCTATGGTGCTAGCACCAAGGGAAATACTCTGCTACAGCTGTTTGGGATCACCCCAGATCTTCTGACTGCTATCGCGGAAAGAAGCCCATATAAGTTTGGCCTCCAGACTATCGGAACCAACATTCCTATTGTTAGTGAAGAAGAAATGCGTGCTGCCAAGCCTGACTATCTACTTGTTCTTCCCTGGCACTTTATTGATGAGTTTGTCAAGAGAGAGAAAGACTTTCTTGATGCTGGTGGTAAGTTGGTTGTGCCTTGCCCACAGTTCCAGATTATTGAGGGATAATTGATATGAAGCCAGTAGTACTGATGGTAACTCCGACTCTCGGCGAAAAAGCTGCATGTGGTGTCGGTTTATACGGTAGACACTGGGCCACTGCTCTGGCAGATCTGCCAGAGCACCAGTTTAATGTTCTGTATACTGATTCCATTGAAGAAACCATAAACGAGATTCGCAGACTATCTCCTAGCATTGTCTTCTATCATTGGAATAGAATTGCTAGTGGATGGATGGAGCACCCCATCTTCAGAGAAATGTTCCCAAATATTAAGCATGTTAATATTTGTGTTGACACAGTGACTAAACAAGAAGAAGTTGACAACTTTTCTCCTGAAGTGCACAATGGTGGTTTTCAGTACTTACTGGTTAACAACCCAATGTTGGTTGGAAACAAAAATGTTTTTGTGTCCAATAAGCTGTTGCCTCCTGGCCCAACTATTCCAGAATACACTGGAGATCTTCCCATCATTGGCTATCATGGATTTGCCATGGCATATAAGGGAATAGCCAGACTGGCTTCTGTTGTTAATGCTGAATTTACAGAATGCATTTTCAGACTTCATATGCCACAGAGTTGGTTTATGGACCATCATGGGCAAGAAATTCAACGAAGAAAATTTGAGATTCAGCAAATCATAACAAAGCCAGGTATCAAGGTCGAGTACAGCCACCATATGATGGAACCCCAAGAGGTCGTTAATTGGTTGAGTCAGAACTCAATTAATTGCTACTTCTATGACCGTATGGATCATGCTGCTCTGGCAAGTGCTACTGATTATGCATTGGCTGCAAGAAAACCCATAGCTGTTTCAAGAAGCAACTACTTCAAGGATTTCTTCGCATGTGATCCTAGCGTAGTTATCAATGAGCCATACTCACTGAAACAAATTATGCAACATGGTATAGAACCAATCAAACACTTGCATCAGAAGTATAGCAAGGAAAACTTCATCAGAAATTGGACAGATGGTATTAATCACTTTCTTTCTCTGTAGGATATTTGTATGACAAACTTTAATGTTATCACTCCATTCGCTAGAGTAGAAAACTACGAAAAGCTCAAGGATCATCTGCGCCCCAAGAATATCAATTGGCATGTCATAACTGATCTCGGCCATAAAGCGACCGATGGTATCGGAAGCCCAGAAGAACCTTGGGTGCAACACTATGTTTGTCCAAACAACACTGGTCCTAATTATTGGGACAAGTGCAACAATTCTATGAATTGGTTTCTCAACACCCAGAAAATTGATGACGATCAATGGTACTGTTTCATCAACGATGATGATGGATATGAACCAAATTTCTTTGATAAGATTGCTACAGGAATTGATAAGTGTAAGCCAAACTTACCTGAAATCGTTATCGCTTCAATGAAGAGAGGCGATAACTCACCAGACAGGCCAAATGGTCATAAGCATGAAACAAATACTCTGTACGCTCGGCCAGAAAGTATGCATATGGGTGGTGTTGGACTAGAGCAGATTGTTGTTAAGGGAAGGATACTGAATCTTGGATACAGGTTTCCTCTATTCATCTGTGGTGATGGTATGTTTATTATGAGTATCACGCACCACAATCCCACTCTGTATATTCCTGATGCTTATGTTTGGTTTAACTACTTCGAACCAGGTAGATGGAACGCATGAACGGATCTATAGAAATGCGCGTAGTCGTTGACTGCGAAACAATGGAAGAAGTACTTCAGTTCCGCTATGTCTATGGGGACATGGTCGCTAGCGGATGGACAACTGTCCCAAGAGTGATGGGTGTGATTAAACGAGGTGAAGTGGAGACTGTATATGGCAACCAAAAATGATGTGACAGGTGATGCTATCAGATCCAAGTTGCCAAGTAAAGCTTATAGCGACAACTGGGATCGCATCTTTAAGAAAAAAAAGAAGCAGAGTAAGCCTGCAAATAATAAGGTTAAATCGAAGTCTGACTAAATATTGGTACTTCTTCTGTGACTTGTAGAGTATCCCAAAATGGCCAGACTTCTATTCATTCTCAAGAAAAGAGACATAACTGCTGATGAGAAATCTCAGGCGTACTCTGCGTATGGTGTTTCTTCTGGGCTAAAGAACTCTGCTTCTTTTGTTGTTGATATGCTAAACGATAGTGGGATTAAGTCCTATATTGTTGAGGTTGCAGATAACAACGCAATCGACAGAGAAGTTTCTTTACACAAACCCACCCATGTGATAATAGAAGCATATTGGGTTGTTCCTGAGAAATTTGATGTTCTGCAAAGGTTGTATCCTCGAGTCAAGTGGATAGTTCGCAATCACAGTGAGATTCCTTTCCTTGCAAACGAAGGCAACGCGATCGACTGGACTCTGAAGTACATAGAGTACAAAAATGTTTATGTTGCGCCAAACAGCGAAAGAACATACAAAGACACACAGTCCATAGTCAAGACAAAGCTTGGTAAGAGAGCAGCTGATAAAGTTATCTACTTACCAAACTACTATAGAGTTGCTGAACAAAAAACTAAAAAGTACAACGTGAAAGACACAATCAACGTTGGCTGTTTTGGTGCTATTAGACCATTCAAGAATCATCTAGTACAGGCTATGGCGGCGATACAGTATGCCCAGAAGCATAACCTGAAACTGAGATTCCATATTAATGTTGCCAGAATAGAGAACAGCGGCAACAATGTTCTTAAAAATCTTCGGGCGTTGTTTGCGCACTTGAGTAATGACTATGAGTTGATCGAGCATGGATGGCTAGACCATAACCAATTCCTTGATCTAGTCGACCAGATGGATATTGGCCTTCAAGTCAGTTTCACAGAAAGCTTCAACATAGTTTCTGCTGATTTTGTTTCTAGAGGCGTTCCAGTGATAGTCTCTAGAGAGATTGACTGGATTCCTAGACATTTCTGGGCGAATCCAACTGACGTTAACGATATAATTTCAACAATGGAATCTGTATTGTTTGGCTACAATTTAATGAAGAAGTCTACGATTGCGATGATATCATTGAACGCTCACAACAACAAAGCCAAAAGCTGCTGGAAATGCAACTTCGAATAGATTTGACTTTCACCATCTACTAGAGTAGAGTAATACCATGTCAACAAAGAAAATACAACCAGCTGGTGGTGGGTTTCTTGAAAACCTGCAAGAAAACATCGATGCGCTCATCAAGATGGATAAGCGCACCCAGAAACAGATTACAATGCAGGTTGATATTCTGGAAGATATCGTACAACGTCTAACTGTATTGGAAGCACACGCAGAGAACAAAGATGCGGCGCTGCGTGAGATGAATGAGAAGCTAGAAAACAGAGATGAACTGATTCGTATGCTTCGCGACCACACTTTGAGGCTTGTGAAGGAGAAGGAAAATCTCCTGATGCATCTAGGAATGAAACGCCAGAGTGAACTGAACAATCAAGAGGACTTGCAAACATGAAAGTTTCTATCAGTGAATACCCAGAAGATATTAACGAAGATCGCACGGTTGATGTTCGTGTAGATCCCAGTGATACCTGGAGTCTGGACAATACTCTGGCACACATTATTCTCCCCTGCCTCAAGCAGCTAAAGGAAACCAAGCACGGTCATCCTCTTGCTGATAACGAAGATGTACCCGAAGAATTGCGTTCGACTAGTGCTCCGCCACTGGAGCATGAATGGGATGTAGACGCCAACGCCGAAGCTCGTTGGAACTGGATCATGGATGAAATGATCTGGGCTTTTGGTGAAGCATCCACTGGTTACGAAGGTGAGAATGCTTTCTATACTGGTGAACCCGATCATCGTTATCAGCCAGTGGATGATAATGGAGATCCAATCTCTGACGAGATTCTCACTTGGGAAGAGGCTCTGGCTCACGAAGGCGACGTTGTTGTGGTGCCAGGTCCAAACCACAGCTACAGTATTGATGAGGAAGGTCTAGAGGCATATCAAAATCGCCTCAACAATGCCTTCAAGCTGTTTGGTCGCTACTACCGAAATCTCTGGGACTAGGAGAGTGTCTTGTCTTTGGTATTGATTACTGATAGTGCTGGTTCACCTAAAGACTGGGTGAATCACGAAATCGCAGCTGCTTACTACGCACGTGATAAAGTATTGTGGGAAACTGGTAAGACTGTCAGACAGTTTACTGGTGGCATAAATGCAAAGACTGGTGACCGCAGCTATCTTGAGATCTCATCAATCTTGGGCGTTTCTGGTCCAGTATTCGGCGCTGAGTATTTCACGAAGCAGTCTGTATACGCAGATCGCATGATTCTCTACGCACGTGACCGCAATCTTTGTGCGTATTGCGGCACTCACTTTGAGAACAAGGATCTGACGATTGATCACGTTCTGCCGAAGTCGAAAGGCGGCAAGAATACATGGACGAATTGTGTAGCAGCATGCAAGCCATGTAACCTACGCAAAGGTAGCAAGACTCCAGAGCAGGCGAAGATGCCTTTGCTCTATGTTCCGTATGCGCCAAACGTATTTGAAAAGACTATCCTACGCAACCGACGTATCCTAGCCTGCCAGATGGAATTCCTGGTCGCCAGGGTCCCCAAGAACAGCCGCGTTCTGGTAGGTCACTGAGGAACCCCTAATAAAATCAATGACTTGCACAAGGTCCTTCCAGGACCAGTTTCCAATAAAATCAATGACTTGCGTCCGTTAGTCGCAAATTCTGTCTCCTGACTCGGCCCAGTGCCCACCTCAGAACCCCAGGTTCCAGCGCCTGGCAAAAACCCTAATAGAATCAATAACTTGCGCAAGTAGTTGATTTTGTTAGGGTTTTTTCGATTGCGGTTTATGAAGGTTTAGGTATAATGGCTCTATGATGAATAAGCAAGTGACCTTTATCAAGAGCGCCAGCGACGACTTCGGTAACGTCTGGATTCTGTGGAGCCATGGCAACTACGAATACAGCGTCGATATCCTTCGCGGCGACCAGTTCTCGACTTCCTTCAAGATGGAAGGCGACTACGAGGACGCGGTCTCGAAGTTCGATACCATGAGTGGCCGCTGGGTTACAACCCACTGATTCTATTAGGTTTTTTCTGCTTTACTTTTACACATATTCAGGTACAATGGCTGTATGATGAACTGGAATCTTGAAGGTTTGAGTGTGCGCGGTGTGTATCTCGACAAGTTCGAGGTGAGCGGCAAGGTTAATCTGAGCCGAGTCAAGTATGGCGGCGAGGTCTCCCACCACGTCACTCTTGACACACCGATTAATGTTTACGGTACTATGCGCGATGTTGTTATTCTGGACCACAAGAACGTGGCTCAGGTTTATTCTTAATTATATAATGGAGAAGTGAAAAATGGCTAATCGTCCTTTCCAGGGTTATACCCTCTTTCAGATGCTGAAGGCTTCGGCTCCCGACGCAGTTGTCAAGCGCGAGGATATCGCGAAGAAGCTTGGCGTCAACGAAGGTTCCGTTCCGATTTATTTCTTCGGACTCAAGAAGTATTTCGGCGTTGAGTGCGAGCTCGTCAAGGATGGCCGCTCGGTTGTAGGCTACAAGCTGCTGACTCGGGATATCGAAGTTCCCGAGAACGGTCGCCGCGGAGGTAAGGTCAAGGCTGCTCCGAAGCCCAAGACCGTCAAGGTCAAGGCGACGAAGCCTGCCAAGGCTACGATCCAGTCTGTGACTGTTCGTACGAAGGCGGAGCCGAAGCGTGACGTTGCTGACGTCATCGACGATATGCAGATCGACGAGATCGGCGATAACGAGCTGAGCGATATTCGCGCTCAACTCGGACTGTAATTTGGATGGGGCAATTCCGCCCCATCTTTTTTGACTCTGCAGAAATGTGTGAGTCGTTTAATATGTCACCAATGTGTGACGAAGGAAATGTAAAATGAAGACTGTCTATCTGCCTATGAGCGCGTTTGATATCGTGCAGCTTGCAATTACTGGCAAGTTGAACTCCGATCCAATCGGACAACGCCCCCCGACTTCTCAGGGTTATTCCAAATCTGAGGAAATTATTAAGTCTTTGCTTTCTGGCGTTGGGGTGGGTATGATCACCTTGCGCGATATTAGTCAAGACGCTGGTATGCAGGAAATCTATCCTGGTACTCAGTATCTTGTGATCGACGGCGGTCACCGTATTCGCGCCCTGGTCAAATTCTACCAGAATCGGTTTTCTGTCAACAAGAAGAAGTTTAAGGATCACAACGTTGATCTGAACGACATCAAGATTGCTCTTGATATCACAACCTGCACTTCACAGGAAGCCATCGAAAAGTTCCGTAACCTCAATCAGACGACTCCCGTTAATCCGATTGAGATGTTGATGTGCGATGATCAGTCTGCGATCTGTCGTCATATCCGTTCGTTTACTCGATATTATTCTGAGTACAAGAACGAACCTCATCCGTTATTCGATTCTTCCTTCGATAAGCATGGAGACGAGAAGGCGAAGTTCTTCGACATGGCTCCGAACCATCGCCGTAAGTGGGATGAATATGCATTCATTGCGCTGATTAAGTCTAGCGGTGGCGGTAACGTCGACGCTGGTATTGCTCGAATGTATGGAGTTGTTGAAGATGAATACAACGGCAACAACATTGCGAATAAGACGGTCCTTAAGAACGTTGAGCGTTTCTTTGACGACATCGCTGCTCTTGCCCGTTACCGTAAGCCATACAAACTGAATACTGATGTGTTCGCTGCTATGCAGCTTGTCTGGTTTGCTCTTTACGAGAAGAATAAGAACTTCAAGATCGACGATTATCAGTTGTTCTATGAGTCGTTCATGTCTGGGTATTCTCTCTTGACTGGTAAGAACGATACGACGTATAATAATGAGACTATCGTGTTCGGCGGTGAGACTCATATGATTAAGGAATTCGTTCGTACTAATATGAAAAACTTTGCCAACAGCGCAGTACAGAAGAAGTGTGCTGAACTGATTCTTGAGGAAATGGGAGATGACATTGGTGTTGTCTTCCGCGACGCGAAGCGCAGCCTCACCACTTCTGAACGTGAAGAAAAGTTGGCTATTCAGGGTTACAAGTGTGCGATTGATGGCATGCAGTTGCGACTCGAAGATTCAGTTTGGGGTCATGATACTGCTTGGGCTCGGGGAGGAGAACTGATGGATGGTGCTGTTATTCGTAAAACCCATAACCGTGATATGGGTACATTGACTCTTCAAGAGTATCGCGAAGTATTGCTTGCGCGTGGACTTCTTTCCGATAGTTTGAAGGTGGCTGCTTGAACATATTCTATCTATCCCAAGATCCGCTAGAAGCGGCTCAGTATCACTGCGACAAGCATGTCGTCAAGATGATACTTGAGTCCGCTCAACTACTGTGTACTGCCCATCGTCTTCTTGATGGGCGGCTTGTTATTGGTAAGAGTAAGACTGGCCGAAATGCCAAGAGGTGGATTCTCGATGATGACCGTGAAACTGTTCTTTATCAAGCTGGCCATATCAATCACCCCAGTGCTGTATGGGTACGCAGCAATATTGATAGCTACAGGTTCTTATATGATCTCATGTACCAACTGATCGGTGAGTACAAGTATCGCTACGAGGATAAGACTCATAAGTGCGAACAGCTGCTGATGCCTCTACTCGACGCCCCAAGGAATATTCCCGTCGTCGACTGGCAGCAGCCTCCGCAGGCCATGCCAGATGACTGTAAAGTTCCTGGCGATTCAATTGCTGCATATCGTAACTACTACATGATGCACAAGAGGCGAATGGCTTCCTGGAAGCGGAGAGGCCAACCAGTCTGGTATAAATAGGTTAATGGAAACCTTTAAGAACTACAAACCAGACTCTCGCGGATCCCTTTCCGTTTGGGACATTGACGAAACCTTGTTCAAGACAAACGCCAAGGTCTATGTCGTCAAGAACGGGAAGGTGGTTCGCACTCTAACGAATCAAGAGTTCAATACTTACCAGCTGCAGCCAGGCGAGGACTACGACTTCCGCGAGTTCCGCAGCGCTGAAATATTCAAGAACACGTCAGTGCCAATTCAAAAAGCAATAGACAAGGCTGCAGCAATTCTTCGTGCGTATGTCAATAAGCCAAACAGCAAGATGATTATTCTGACTGCTAGAGCCGACTTTGATGACCGCGACACCTTCCTCTCTACTTTCGAGAAGCACGGACTCAACATGAATAATGTTTATGTTGAGCGTGCTGGTAATCTGCCGTTTATGAAAGCAGCAGAAGCCAAGCGAGTTATTATCGCTAAATATCTGGATACAGCTGAGTACAAAAGAGTCTCGCTGTTTGATGATGATAAGAGAAACCTTGATCTGTTTCTTTCACTCAAGAGCCACTACAAGGGTGTTGAGTTCGAGGCATATCTTGCGACTCATGGAGTAATGAAGAGGTATCGTTAGTGGCAACTTATACATTTCGTAATACAAAAACTGGTAAGATTGAAGAACATGTGATGTCGATGATGGTATATGACGATTTTAAGAAAGACAACCCTCATCTCGAGCGTTACATTGATCAAGCTCCAATCGTTTCCTACATGGGCGTTGGAGACAATATCTCAAAGACAGACAATACCTTCAAAGAAGTCATGTCCAAGATCGCCGAACAGAATCCTCGCAGCCCTCTGGCTGATCGGTTCGGGAAAAAAGATTCAAAGCGTATCAAGACGGAACAAGTGCTTGATAAGCATGCAAAGATTCAGAAGGAGAAGCGCGCAGAGCGTGCAAAGCGAGGATAGGTGTCCAAAAAGAAAACTGCATCCAACACCTCTATAGAATTTGAACCTGAATTGGTGAAGCCTTCGGCTCGGGTCAAGCCAAGTGAATTGCGTATTTTTGAGCCTTTAACAGAAAACCAAAGGAGATTCTTCGATGCTTATGTCCGTGGCGATTATTTTATCATGCTTACTGGTTCCGCTGGCACTGGTAAGTCTTTTATTGCATGTTACAAAGCCATTCAAGAAGTATTCGACAAAAACAGTTCCTTTAAGCGCATTGTCATTGTTCGCTCTGCTGTCCAGTCACGTGATGTTGGTTTCACTCCTGGTTCGCTAGAAGAAAAGATGAGTCTGTATGAACAGCCGTATATGCAAATCTTCCATACGCTGTTCAATCGCCGAGATGCCTATGAGGCGTTCAAGGAACAAGGTAAGATAGAGTTCATCTCTACGAGTTTCATTCGCGGTATGAGTTTCGACGATTCTATCATTATTGTCGATGAGTGCCAGAATATGAACTTCGAGGAACTATCTACTATTATGACTCGCGTCGGTTATCGTTCCAAGATTATTTTCTGCGGTGATTACAGACAGACTGATCTGTATCGCAAGAGTGGCGATAAGTCGGGACTTTGGAAGTTCCATGAAATCGCAAAGCTGATGCCATCATTCACTTCAGTAGAGTTCAGCCCAGAGGATATCGTCAGGTCTAGCCTAGTGAAAGACTTCCTACTGGCTGTCGAGCGTTATGAAACGGAACACGAGACTGGTTGACATTCAAGCATATTCATAGTATAATAACTATGTGGAGTATGAAATGGATAAGACTCTAAGACAAAGACGGTTTCAACAAAAGCGTAGGCATATTGGCCGCCAGATGGGAATAGCAAAGCAGTTTGCTCCTTATCTTAAAGCAATTAAACATCACCAGCCCCATAGGCTGGCAAAGCATAACGCTCTAGACTGTGGTCGTGCTGAGTGCTATATGTGTTCTCATAAGGATAAGAGGATTCAAGAGCTAATCTCGCTGGAGAATCTCAATGAACTCTACTGAGCTAGTTGGTATATCTCTGAAGTGCTTGGGTTGGTCGATCGGTATCTCAATTATTATTTGGCTAGTGATAGGATATTTACTTTATGTTTTCATTCGATGAAGGAAGGATTAACTATGTACACCGAAGCATTTCATTCCCTACAATCGTTAAGGAAAACCGCGATGGCATTAGGGTATACGCTACTCCTGATGGAAATCGCTATCCTAGCGTTACTACTGTTCTAGCGGACTTTGGTGCCGAGAAGATTCAGGAATGGCGCAAGGCTGTAGGCGAAGAAAAAGCCAACAAGATCTCGAAGGCGGCAACTGATCGCGGCACCAATGTCCATCTTATCATCGAGAAGTATCTCGGCAACGAGGATCTCTCAGAAGTAGAGATGCTCCCAAAGGGCAGGTCTATCTTCGGCAAGATGCGCAAGGAACTGAACAAGCTAAATAATATACATTGCATTGAGCAGCCGTTGTTTAGCCATGAGCTACAGTTGGCTGGTACTGTTGACTGTATTGCAGAATACAATGGTGTATTGTCCATTGTAGACTGGAAGACTTCGACTAGGTTGAAGAAGAAAGAAGATATTAAGAGTTACTTTATGCAGGGCACTGCGTATAGTATAATGTATGAAGAGATGACTGGGACGCCAATTGATCAAGTTGTAATCATCATTGGCGTGGAGACTGCGGATTTCTGTCAGGTTATGAAGGTGAGTCCGCAAGACTACAAGCCGTTGTTGATTGAGCAAATTGAAAATTGGAGGAACAAGAATGGAAGTCGCTGATTATATTGTACTAGGAATTACTGCATTTGTACTAGTTGGACTAGTTGCGCTAATCATTGGTCTGATCTACAGAGCAATTCATGGCGTTGAGTCGAGCAATGATGCGTATGATGGTGTTATTCGTTCTGATCAGGAACCTGCTCCTCAGCCAGAGGAAGTGCTTCCGACTGAGCCTGCGACGGTGATTGAGCCACCAGTTGAAGAGCCAGTTAAGAAGCGCAAGGCACCTGCCAAGAAGAAGACGCCAAAGAAAGTTGTTAAGAAGTCTGTTAAGAGTAAGGGAGAGTAATATGAACAAGCTAGCTATTATGACTGTCGCGATGTTTTTGGCCGCATGCTCTGGTGCTCCTGAAGAAGGAACTCCTGATGAGCCAGTAGACGCTGTCGCTGAGCCTCTAACTCAGCCAGAAGCTGAGAAGCTTTGGATTGAGGCGGGTGGCGATCCTGTTTCCCCCGCACCTGTAGCCCCATCGGTTTCTGAGGAAGCTTCTGCAGAAGAGAAGCGACTGGAGCGTAAGGCTAATGCCGAGGATCGCGCCAACAGCGTAAAGTAAACCTACTGCGTCACTGTATTAATCGGGTACAGGAGTTGGGTTAAGCAACTCAAGACGCGACGATAATGGTAGTAAACTGACAGCTAAAGGTGTTTCGGACGCGGGTTCGATTCCCGCCATCTCCACCAAAAGTGCATTTTGACTGGTATCGGCAGTAGCCAAAAGGTCTTAATGTACTTTTGATGGGGATGACAGGCTTCGACGGGGCATATAATAACCTGACGGCTACCAGTGAGGCGACTGACTTAATCAGCGCAAACCAAGTAAACGCAAACGATGAAGTTTACGACATGGCCCTAGCTGCTTAATAAGCACTAGATTACCCGAGTTCGGTGGGTTCCTTGTGAACAGAAAACCCACCACCCCTATTCTAACAAACATGAATCAACTGCTGGAGGGACTGTAATGAAAGCAGAATTCAATGAGGCCACTCTTACCCTGTGGTTTAAGATTATATTATTGATGGCCATGTTTGTTGCCATCCTGGCATATGGCCAGGCTGCTCTGCAATTACAAAGGGTCACAAAAGAATACGCAGAGTATAAATCTGAAACTGAGAATCAACTATGGACGATGAGCCATGGGATGGATGCTTTAGTTGATAATAGACGCCAAGCTAGCTTCAAGCGTAATGAGATTGTATGTCTAGCGAAGAACATATACTTTGAGGCGCGCAGCGAAGAACGCGAGGGGCAACTTGCCGTTGCTCAAGTGACGCGAAATCGCGTTGAGAGTGGAGACTACCCAAAAACTTATTGTGGTGTTGTGTATCAGCGTAAGGATACTGGCTGCCAGTTCTCTTGGGTTTGTGACGGTAAGGCAGATGAAGTGAATGACATGTCGAAGTACAGACAAGCACTGAAAATTGCGCAAGATGTTTTGCTAAAGAACGTCAACTCGCGTATAATAGGAACTGACGTGATGTTTTATCATGCCAACTATGTTAAGCCTGCATGGAGTAATACAATGGAAGAGGTGACTACAATTGGCCAACATACATTTTACCGACATGGCAACTAAAGACGAACGTAATGCATTTTCCGCAATGATTCTGCACCGCGCCGAGAAGCATGCTTGTTATGCTATGGAAGCGTTCGTCGAGTATTGCGATGAAACAGATCTCGAGATTGAGACTGCTGCGTCATTGGTAAATGATGTGTTGAAGTCGAAGTTGGAAGAAGAAGCGCAGTTGTTGAATTATTTGCCCAGGAGTGCGAAGCTACCGATATGAAACCAGCAAAGCCACAAAAAGCCGATGATTTGTTTTATGGCATCAAGGCGCAACTGCGTCTGGCCCAGGACATGTATCAAGCAGAACTAGAAGCGCCCAGCATGGATGTTTCTCGCTACGACAATTTGAAAGCGCGGG